AATAGTAAAACATGGCTAGACCTCACTATTTCCAATTTATTTTAACCTCATCATCTTTTAAATATACTTTATCAATAAAGTAACTACATACATCCTTTTTCTCTTCAATAGATAAATTATCCCATTTATCTATATATTGAATTACTTCATCCATTGGTAGTGTTTTACTGTTTACAATGGTAACCTTTTTCATTTCTTCTACTAATAAATTCTTTGCTTTATCTAGTTGAGTTAATTTATCATTAATATATTTCATAACTACATTATTAGCCTGTGCCATTTGATTGACTAGATTTTCTATCTGATTATCAATATCTAATATTTGTAGTTTAATCTTATTTAATTCGGCATCTTCTCCCTCATGTGTTTTTAGGTTACTATTTCTCAATTCATCAACCTTTAACAAAAGATAGTTCTCAACTATTTTCTCAACTTCTTCTACATATATAGGCTTAGAATGACCGTTGCATATTTTTAAATTTGTCTTTCCTCTGCAATAAAAATACTTTAAATCTTTTCTACCTTTGACAACACTAACAGCATAACCACAATATCCACATTTTATAATACCACTTAACCATGAATGTTTACCTTTGCCACTATTTTTAATTTGTTTATTGCTATCTAGTTTATATTGACAAAGTAGCCATGTATGAGAATCAATTACCCCTTCATGTAATCCAATTGATAAAACATGATTTTCAACTTTAGTATATTTTCTTTCGTTACTCTCTCTTTTACCATATAAGTAGCAACCATTTACACCTACAAAATCAGATATTTTATTGCTTATATTACAACCTTTATTTTTATAGTATGAATATATTTCCGCATCTGCTTTAACATATACAGGGCTTCTCAATATTCTACTAACTTTACCACTATCCCATGAAACGCCTTCAGCAGATGGTATGTTATTCTTATTTAAATAATCACTAACTTTACCTAAACTCATATCAGTATTGGCGTATAAATCATACATTTTAATTAGGAATGGTATCTGCTCTGGATTATTCTCAAAGGTATATGTCTTTTTTCCCTCTACCTTAGTTTCAACCTTATTGAATCCATAAGGTGCTCTACCACCCATATAAAATCCTTTTGCACCTCTAGCATAGTAATTATCCTTTATTCTTTTCTGAATAGTTTCCCTTTCAAGTTGTGCAAATACCATAGTAATATTTAACATAGCATTTCCCATAGGTGTAGAAGTATCAAATTTTTCATTGCAACTAGAAAAGTCAACATTATGCTTTTTAAATACTTCCATTATACTTGTAAAATCTAATAAGTTTCTGCTAATTCTATCTAATTTATATACAATTACTTTAGAAATTAATCCATCTCTAATATCTTGTATCATATCTTGAAACTTAGGTCTTTCGGTATTTTTACCACTATAACCTTTATCAATATAGATTTTGTATTCTTCCTCATAGACTTCTCTTTTGCAAAAATCAACTTGACTTTCTATAGATATACTATCTTTTTTATCTACAGATTGCCTTGCATAAATTGCTATCATTTTTACCACCCTTTGTGAATTATTTTACTATCTACTATATAGTATAAAAATGTTTTACTTTTATGTCAACCTATTTCAACACATTGGAAACCATCTTGTAAATTTTTTCTGCAATTTCTTGTTTATGCTGTTCTTCTTCCTCTTGAGTTCTTACAGGTATGTTGTGTATAACCTTAAATCTTCCTACTTGTTCTACTATTGTTTTTATTTCCATAATATCCTCCTATTATTACTTAATTAATTTATATGTTTTTTAATTGATTAATATTTTTAAAAACAAAAAAGCCGTGCGAAAATCACACGACTTGTCAATTTATATATTTAGTTTTTACCTACTATATGTATTAAACTTTTACCAAAATCCCTTAATATAAATTACTTTTGTTATTACTACATTTTCATCTAAATTAACTGCTCTTAAAGTAATATATCCCTCATTTTGGTCTTCATTTGCTTTAATCTTACACGTACAATTATCTATTATAGTTAATGTAGCCAATCCAGTAGCATTTTCTAAAGTAAAATCATAATTATGTGGCTCTACTACACCATTAACGGATTTTACTGCTTTGTATGTTGATGTCATTCCCCAAGATATTTCATCATCGCCCTGTATTTCATTAACCGCCTGTTGTGCTACAGTAACAGTAATAGTAATAGATACAGTTTTAGTAACTCCCTCACTTGCAAATGAAGCAGTAATAATACTTTCTCCCTCTGCATTACCAGTAATTAATCCTGTAGAATCTACGCTACAATTATTATTATTTGCACTATATATAATAGTAGGATTTTCTACAACTACACCGTTGTCTTTTAAAACGACCACAAATTGTAATGTTTTCCCTTGTTCTAATGTTGAATTTGTATTTGTAGTTTCTAAAGTGTAATTATGCCTAGTTTCATAAAGCCATCTATCTACAATCTCGTTCTCAATATCATCAGTAGCGGGGTTTATCTCTGTAACACTACAATTTAATATAATTAGTCCAACTTTACTTTTATCAATACCTTCTATTTTAAAGGCGTAATTCATTGCTAAAAATCTTTGTTCCTTTACAATTCGCTTAGTATCTGCATTATCTTGTAATATAACTTGTACTTTTCCATCTAATAAAGAAAGGTATCTGCCTTCCTGTATATCCAATATCTCTGTAGTTAGTATTGTAGGAAATTCCTTTACATCACCATTAAAATTAAACTTAATATTATAATTACATGACCTAGCATAACCTTTATAATATGTATCCTGCCTTTTATCGTTTATTTCATTTATTATAAGGTAATTATGATTGTTAATGTATAATAAATCCCCTCGTTTAATCTCTGCCTTAGTGATGATTTTCTTTTCCTCATATTCCTTAATATTAGAATATCCTACTATTGCGGTAGCAGGATTACCATTAATTAAAATAGGCTTACCCATAGTCAAAAGTAAGTAATTTATATCATCATCAATATTAAATAAATTCATGCTAAGACCTCCTTTTTACTAAAATAAAAAACCTCTGAAAGTATTACACTTTCAAAGGTTAAAGATTTTTCAGTTTATTAATTGCTTATTCCATAAACATATAAGTAAATGAAGCACCATCAGAATAGACCGCATCATCATCTGGAATTAATCTTATTTTTCTATCCAGTGCATCTATTCTAGTTTGTAAATTCTCACTAAACTGTGAAATAGTCATATCCTCGGTTTTATAGTTTTTCATTAGTTGTGGCTGATTAGCAATACTTTCAAGTATAGCCAATGCAGTTTTAAGGATATTTTTATTATTAGTTTTACTGGAAGGATTATATTGCTCCATATCCACTAAATCATTCTCCTGTAAGTAAATATTTAATTCCTCGTTGGATAAATCAATTCCCTTAATCTCCATTTTTAATCGTTCTATATTAATCATTCATAAGACCTCCTTAATTAAGTTTGCGACCTACATTTTGAAGGTCACAGATAAATAAAAAGAGTAGGCAATTCACCTACTCAAAGTTTCAGATATTAAGATTTATAATTTGTTTAGCAAATCTTTTTTCTTTTCATTAAATTCCTCATCTGTTAAAATACCATCATCTCTTAGTTTTGCTAATTCTCGAATTTTATCAGTTATTGAATCACTATCATTTTCAATAGTATGCTCTTCTTTATGTTTGTTAATTGCTTTATTCCTAGCAACATTGAGTTCATTATAAAAATATTGATTCATTTTATTACCCGTTTCAAAAACCACTTGATTTTCAACTTGCGAATCACTTTTATAATTGACAATTAAATAATAAGTCTTCTTTTTAAAAGCAAATGACGCAAGTCCAATAACCAAAAATCTTCCAAGAGTAATTTTTTCCGAAGTATCATACAACACTTTATCAATACAATGCAAAGGTATACTAAATTTAATATCTTTTACGTCCACTGCCCATCGTCCATCACTTATAGTTTTGTTTTTATAAAATACTAATTCATCTTCTGTTAATCCTAAAATACCTTGCTCATTGATACTATATACTTCATGTCCTCCTACATACTGAACATTACTAAATTTGACTATGAATTTCTGGTCTTCCATCGATTCATGTCTATCTATTTCTGCAATCTTATCTGATACTTGTTCTATCTCTGCACTTCTAGATACCATAACTTCTATGCAAATTCCTACTATAGTGAAAAGTAATAGTAAAGGTATTGCTGGTAAGTCATCACCTTTTGCTAAAAACACAATTACTATAAAAGTCCAAGTAATAAACATAGTTAAACAACCTACCCCTTGACCTTTAGGTTTTAGCATAACTCCATCAACTCCCATCCATCTATCATAATTATAACTATTCTTCAAAATTAACTAATTTCCTCTTATAAGATGTATTTTTTCATTATTATTGCTATCATGAATCAAAAATGGCTTTATTACTAGCCCACAAACCCCAAAACTATCAGAGATAAATCTATAAAATACCTATAAAATTATCAAAAAAAGAAAGACATAAACTATCTCCCTAGATAGAAATTTTCAATTGTTTTATCCTTAATATCATCATTGATACCAATATATTTAAGGGTAATTGATGGAGCGGAATGGTTAAATATATCCTGCAATATAGCAACATCTTTATACTGTTTATAATGCCAGTAGCCAAAAGTTTTACGGAGGGTATGAGTTCCTATTTCCTCTATACCTAACTTAGCGGCTACTTCATTTAATATTCTATATGCTTGAATACGTGATATGGGAGAGTTTTCACCTTTTCTACTGGGGAATAAGTAATCATCATCATTCATGCCTTTAATGTATTTATCTATATGTTTTTTAAGTTGGCTATTGATTAGGAATCTTTTATGTTTCTTTGTCTTTATCTCAAATATTGATATATGAGTTTTATTCTTTACGTCAGATACTTTTAGTTTCAATATGTCCGATATTCTAAGACCTGTATTTATACCGATAGTAAATAACATAAAATCTCGATAGGAGTTTTCCTGTAGTAAGTCCTGCATTATTAATATTTGGCTTTGGTCTCTGATTGGCTGTACTAAGTTCATATCAACACCCCTTAAATTATCTTATATGTTAATTTTACCACTATGAATGTAATATATCAATAGCAATTGTAACATTAGGGAAGGGAAGGGGTAAAAAATTTTTTGTGCGTGGAAAATTAGGTATACTAAAGCATCTAAAAGCCAATAAGGGGTAACGATATAATTAAAAACACCTTAAAATATACAAAAATACACCTGTTTTAGTGTATATTTATACACAAATACCCTAGAATCACATTAAAACTTTGCTTTTATTACCTTAGAAAACACTATTAAACCATTGATACCACTTGATTATATGGTATTTCTCTCTTATGTAACTTAATATCTATTGTGTTACATTGGATATAAAAGACGTTATATCCAACCTAGGAATAATTGTTATTATTTAATTGTTTTTATTATCTTTTTTATCATTTTACAACTCTGACGCTTTACATTATATACGAACATCTGTTTGTATATTGTAACAGGCGGAAAATCGGTGATGTAACACTTCACAACACCAACCCCCATTATTACTACATTCCCACTCCATACCTCTTACCTGTTACAACATTCCTACACCTAAAGCATATACCCCCACTAGGTATATTATTCTTCTATATCCTTACCCTTTACTACATCATCATTCAATTTGTTTTTAACTTCACTCACATTATAAATATATGGATTCTGTGTCAATGCAGTATCTAAATCTATCAATCCATTCTGCTTTAATGCAATAATATCTGCAACTATCTGTTGTGTATTCTCTGGAATAGCATAATCAAATTCACAATCCACATTACCATTAACATTAATACTCATATATCCTAATAACTTCTTTATCTTATTCCATCTTTCAATAAATCCTGCCTTTAATATCTTAGATTTCATAGCACCTTTCATAATAGGTAATGTATACATCATTCTTATAGATGTTTCTGCTAGGTTACTAATCTCTTGTGCTGACATAGATATTGCAGGTGTCATAGATATATTAAGAATATCCTTCATAAGTATATCATATAGTCCTTTTAAACTCTGATAATCCATCTTACCTAACACCATATCAAATGTACTACCATCATCTAACTGCAAAGCATAGCCTACTATATCCTTATCTATAGCACCCTCACCATTCTTACCAATGTTTAACTTAGTACCTGTGGTTACTGGAATAGGATTAAGGAATTTATAGAAACTATCAAAATACTTACTTATTAAGGATTCCATGTTATCTATAATGTTAACATAATCTTCTATGTCTGAATGTGGCATTGTACTGTCATTCTCAAAGGGTTCAATATACATTATAGGCAATCCACTTAGGTTATCATATTCAGCAACTTTTCTAAGTACATTGCCTTTATCGTTGTATTTAACAACTTCATCCTCTGTAAATATCGTATAATAACTTACACCGCTACTAGCAACGGTGTAATACTGGATTAATGCAATATATTCGCCTGTTTCCTCGTCAAAAATAGGATAACATTCTTCTGCATTAATTAAGTGGCTCTTGATGATACCATTATCTATATAAATATACTCAAAAACCTGTCCATATTTATTCAATCTTTCAGCAATGGAATAATCTAAGTCGTTATAATGTCCTGTCTTATAAACTTCCTGCATAGCCACTAATGTATTATCATCATCAGCCATAAGTGTTATAGGATTCTTAAATAAGAATGAAGTTTGAAAGGTTAATAATGGCTTTGCATAATTCAAAACAATAGCAGTAGATTTATAAGTTTTACCATTATGAACAATAACTTCTCTATTTAAAATACTGTGTCTACCGCTAAGATAATCCTTTATGGCAATGATATTATTAATCCTGTCACTGTTGGATTGTTTCATTACTTCATCAACAAACCATGCGTTATTACTGCCATGAACTTCTTTTATGTAATTATCTAACTTACTCATGCTCTATACCTCCTATAAAATAAAACTTGCCAGTTACTTTAAATGTAACGGGCTTACTTTAACTTTTCTTTTATTTCCTCAACGTCATTTTTTACTATTTCTATAACTCCCACCTTTTCAGTAAGATTCTTCACCATATCTTGATAATTCTTTTCTCTTTCTTGGTTTTCTGTTTGTACTTGGCTTACAAAGTCCTTAAAATCTTTCCTTGTATAATACCAAAATATACAGATAAGCCCCAACATAGGACTAGATTTTATTATTTCCATGAATAATGTATCCATATATCTCACTCCCTTTCTTTTGCTTTCTTCTGATTGAAGATAGCAGATATTAACTGACCTTTAACATGAATATCAGTTTATATTATACATACCATTTACCTGCCTTCAAACTCTGTACTGATAATGCAGTCGATATTACAAGGTCATCATGATTGTTAGCACCTTTGATATTACCCATCTTTCCGTTGTCTTCTACATAGATTCTCATTTCATCTAAGGTGTCCTTATCATTAATAAGAATAATGCCTTCCTCAAAGGTTTCCTTTAAGTCCATGATTAACTTAGATTTACTTACATTGTCGGTATACCAACCATATTCATAAGTTTTAACGCCTTTGATTTTATCGAATTTCTTAATCTTTAAAACGTTGATATATCCCATTTCCCTTCTTAACCTAGTAATTAAATCTAAACCATAACTATTCCTTTCGGGACAGTACATACAGTAATTAAAATACATCCCTAAGTCATAACAAACCTGTGCAAATTTATAAATTGGCACATCATTCCTATTGAACGCCGCTACCTGCTCCCCAGCACTATCTAATATGACAATACTGGAATAGTCACCTTTTAATCCTGCTCCCGTATCAATACCGCCATAATACCTTTCATTCCTCTTAACATCTTTATAAATAAAAAGACCTTTACCAAAATACTTAATTAAAGATTCCGGCAAAGGTTTAATTTCTTTTAATTTTAAAGGTATAGGAAGATAATTATATCTTTGAGTAATAAGACCTGCATCAAATACACCGATATTAGTTGTTGTGAATGCTTCCTCGGGAATAGAAGGGTATTCTTGATTGAATTCATCTTCTGTCATATCTAATAGTTTCCACTGTCTCCACATTAACTGCTTTAAAGTAGCACCTTTTTCGTATAACATACTTTCACAGGGCGTTAAATCCTTGCCTTTTAACCTGCATCCATGATTATTAGATTTATACCATTCTTCTGCAATATCATAATCCGCTTTAAATTGTGTTTTATTGCTAAACCAATTATAGAAAAATGCTTTATACTTAGATTTGCCTTTATAAGCATTAGTAAAGATAGTGTAATAGTTATTACCAATACCATTCGCAGTAGATTCTAAAATAATTTTACTTGTAGGATTCTTAGCCAATGCCTGTTCAAGTCCTAATAAACCCTTTGTTTGTTGTTCTTCACTCCAAAAGGCAAACTCTGAACAGTGTATCAGTTGACAGGTAAATGAACGCCCTAATTCTTTATTTCCTGCGACCTTTACGGATATTCTGCTACCATTCTCTAAAAGTAATTCCATCTTATTCATACGCTTTTCTTTTACCCTGTATTTATCGGGAATACTTTCATACATCATCTTTAAACGGTTGAATATATTCTGCACTGATTCCCCATCATAAGATACCATTAAGTATTGAGAATTAGGTATTGTATGCGAATAGTAAAGCATTAAACCTAGAGAAAGAGTTGTAAATCCAATCTGTCTTGCTTTACATATTATATTAAATTTCTCCATGTTATTAATAAAACTTTCCTGCTCTTTATTAACTACAAAACGTACTTCTTCACCGTTATTATCAATGATTTTAACAAAGTTTTTAAGCCATAGGACAGGACTATTATTTATTATTTTTAACTTTTGTTGTGTAGTAGCCAATATATTGACCTCCTTTCTGCAAATTAAAAAAGGATACCCATTAATTGAGTACCCTTTTAAAAGGGAACGCCTTTAAAAAACTATCTAGTCTATTTCTAAACCGTCATCTTCATCAGCGATATTTTTATTTTTCTTTCTCATTTCATTTTGGAGCATCAAGAAGGTTTTAATTGCCTTCTCATCTCCTTGCAATGCTTTTTCTCTTACTGCCTTATACATAGTTATAAAATCTATATCTATCATGTATTCATAGTAGTATTTTAATAGTTTCTGATAGGATTCTGTTGTACTCCATGCTTCAAAATGCATAAACAACTTTCTATTACCATCAAGGTAATTATTTATAAACTCTTCCTCCGACAAACCAACAAATTTATGAACAGTATTGTTAAATTGATTCTTCCAGTAGAAATACCATTTCTTTTTAGTGTTATTAATTTTATTAAGTTTATAGTGAACCGTTCTAGGCTGTCCTTTACCCATAGAGATTACCTCGCTTTCCTTTCTTCAATATCCTTCTTTATTAATTCACATTGCATAAGCATATCAAATTCATTTTTATTAATTTCTTTCTTTAACTCTGCTAAGTCCTTTTTTATTTCCTCAATTATATTTTTATTCATTTAAAATGCACCTCCTAAAATTAAATGTCTTACAATTAATAAAACATAAAAGTTTACCTGACCTCTTAATAGCAACAAAAAGTAACGTAAACTTATAGTAAATCATACCAATCTATATTTTCTTCATTTTTATATACTCTGCCAATAAGTTCGTCTTTCTTAGCACTATCATCATATCCCATAACATCTTGTTCCTGTACCTTTGCAACATTGACCACTTTATTTATAACCTTAGTTTTATTAGTTTCAATTTCACCTTCATCATCTGAATTGAAATATTCTATATTTCTAGTTGAGTTGAGGTATTTATATATTGCTTTCCAAGTAAAACCAAAAGGCAATTCATTGTATAATCTAAGCAATAGAAAATTATTAATCAACCCATATTTGTTTTTTAACATATTAGATATTTTGTTAAAGTAAGCATCATCAGCAAACATTTCATTTAACTTGTCTATATCTGCTTTGCTATTAGTAGAAGGCACATCATTACTTCTAACTTTTTCTATCAAGTGCTTATTTGCCCATTTTGCAACAATAGTATTACCCCTTTTAGGCACACCATTTTCATCAAGTTTATGATTAGTGCTGTAGTAATCAAAAATTTCATTTTCCTTGAACCAATTAAGATATTTGCTTATTGTAGTTTTACTGCCTAAAATTTTTCCAATATCCTCAAAGGAAGTATAGCCAATTTCATTCCTTGCTCTGTTATTAAGGAACAAGCAACAGTAAAACAATTTATCCTTTTTAACATTAGCATTTGTATTACAAATTGCCTTAAAAACAGGATAATCTATTAAGGTATAAGCACCATCTTCAAATTCAAAAACTACTGAATTAAAATCTAAATTAACTGTATCATTTTTATCTTTTAAAGTTACCTCATTAGTAATTAACCCATATTCTTTAAGTTTCTTAAAAATAGCATTAACACTAACAATTAAACTGCTCCAATTCTTTTTAACGCTATTTGGACTGTATAGAGTAGACAAATAATCATAAATGTTAAATTCATAATGCCCATCAATGGAAAAACGATGAACTCTAATATATGTATACAAGAATAGTATTTTACACATATCCTTTTCTTTAAGCCATTCTTCATTAAAGTTAGGTAAACTAATTAAAGTATTAAAATATATATCTCTTATCTTCTTAATGCTAAACATAATAATAAAACTTCCTTTCTAAAATAATATTTTTATAAGAACTAAGTAAAGAAACAAAATAAAGAAGTACAAACACCAAAAAGCAAAAATGCCAATGGGTGCTTTTCACGTTAGTGAAAACACATAGATATTAGATAATGTATAATTAGGATATAGTATTATATCTGTACACCAAAATGGCAATATGCCATTATAGTGTACTAGGTTTGGTTCATTAAAATGGCAATATACCATTATAGTGTACTTACGTTGATTTTAGCCACTTTGAGCCACTTTCTTAAATTCCTTACACTTTTCAAGCCATTTTATATATGCTTTAAAGGTAGCATCATCTTTTAAAAAAGTTACATATGCTCTATTAGTATTTTTATCTGCACCTATCCAACAGATTTTTAGTTTTTCTTCATTTACATAAAATTTTATTTGTTGGGGATTGTAAATCGCTATATGCTTGGTTGCCTTGTCTATATTCATAAAAATTCACAACCTTTCAGTATTTTAAATTAACTCGCTTATTTTATCTAAAATGCTTTTAGTATCTTCTACAATAGATACATCATTTCCTTCCTTTATTTCTTTCATATCCTTACCACTCGTAAATTTTATTGTATTCATTTTAAATTCCTCCTTGATTTATATTTTTATATCTAGGCAATTTTCTTTTCTTGTCTCTTTAAATCTTCTAGGCATTTGATATATTCCTTTTCAGTGATAAAATCATTCTTAAACAATATATCCAACATAACTTCTACCATGTTGAACCTCCTAATAACTTAATTTAATATAATTCTTATTTGTCATGGCTTGGCTAAATATCGGCGTTCCTTTCTTCTCTAATTCCTTTTTTAAGGATTCATATTTATATAAGGAAACACCCTTGTCTTTGTAATTATTAATCTTTGTAAATTGATTTTTAGGCAATGAAAAAGGCAAGTTAAATAACTCTGTTAAACCTTGTAGGTCTATAGCAGTTTTCAACTTGCCTTCCTCATTAACAAATATTTTCTTTTTAAGATTATACTTTTTTTGTAATTTGTCAAATTCTTCCTTGCTATGCTCTTGTTGTAGTTTATATAGTTCCTCTAATTCCAACACATCGCAAAGGTATTTTTTATTGGCTCTGCGTGGTTGTGGATACTGTTTGAGGTAATACCCTAAATATGAACTATCAACACACAGAAGCACCATTTTTGCCTCGTCTGATAGCATAGAAATGTCATAATTATAGTAGGATATTATCTGTAATAATGTACTTCCTGCATATTTAGTAAAATAATTATTAGTATTAATACCTTCTATTACATTTAAGTTTGCTGATAATGGATTATTTACACCTGTCACGTGGTTTCCCCAGCACGACCTATCAATTAAATCCATATCTACACCAATTAATTTGTAATTATCCTTCTTGTGATTGTCACCCTTATATAAAGCATTAAAAGAATAGAAATGGCTTATTTCATATCCTTTTACTTGCTGTAGCAGTAAACAACTAAATAAACTATCTAAATCATCAGTAAGGCACATATAATATTTTTTATTATTACCGCACCATGTTGGAAATTTATCTTTATATTCTTTATTCATAATTACAATGAAGGTTATACATCCATTACCTAGTTGCATTATAGATAAAACCTAAATTTATTCAATAAATATACCTACCCTCTCTTTCCAGTGCTAGACTTTCTATAATTAAATTCTTGTAACATCTATAGTAATAAGAGTTAATAATAAACCCTCATTAATTCACCTCCTGCACTTCATATTTATTTTTAAATTCTCTGTATTTTTCTAAAAGGTCATCATATAATTTCTTCTTTCCTGTCTCATATCTGCTTAATGTAGATATACTGCATCCTATATACTGACTTACTTTTTCTAATGTGATTTTATTTCTTTTACGCCAAACTACGAACTGCTCTCTTTCCTCTAATTCATTCATTTTTATTTCCTCCATTTAATTGCAAAATTTTGCATAAATAAAAAGAGGGTATTTCTACCCCCTTAGAATAGATTAAGCCTTAGTAAACATCTTTACAGCAAATGGATTAGTTACCTTTAAGGTATTTTCCATTACTACAAATCCTTTTCTGCTGTCACCTGTCTTAGCAAGTTCTTCGTAATGCAATGGTCTTAACTGTGCTAACTTTAAATAATTCATATTAACCAACATACAAGTATCAACAGGCATAGCATCTACTAGGTAAACATCAGCACTAGCATAATTAAGGTTAATTCTCTTTACTGGAGAACCAAACTCGTTAGTTACGCCTATGTAAGAAGTTTTATCTTCGTACAAGCCACTTACTGCATCAAAAGTATTGTAGTCGCAAAGCAATAGTAAATTCTGACTTGCAGTTCCATGTTGCTTCATTTCCTTTGCCATACCATTAAGTATAGAAGTACCTACAGCAGCACCAGTAACCTTAGTAGCATCAGCAAAGGATACAAGTCCCTTCATCTGTCTTGGTGTAGTACCTGCTTCTTCTGTATAGATACCATTAATTAGATAATATTCAAGGTCTCTCTTCGCCTCAAGTGCTCTGTTAGAAATTTCATGTGCAAATAAATCGTCAATAGATTCCAATGTTACAGCACTAGCAGTACCACTAACTGAAACGGCTTTTTGGATTATCTGACATATATTATGGTCTCCTGTACTTCTGTTAGAAGTTTGGAAGGCAGTAATATCAGCACCTTCTAAGGCAGTACCCCTAGAATTATCAAGGTTTTCATACTTCCAATCAACGATTACTGAACCTACTTTCTGTACACCTTTCTTTAAAAGCAAAGAGGTAAATGGAAGATTAACATTATCAATCAATGTCAACTCCTTAGTTAAATCTACTATTTCATCATTTATGTTTGCGGTTTTAATCATTATAAATCGACTTCCTTTCCTTAATTAATTTTTATTATTCATTTTTAAAAAGTTTTGATAGTTTGCTTTTAAGCATACCCTGAACGTCTCCCTGTTTTTCTGCTACAGAGTAAGCATCATCAGTTTCCTTATGTCCTTCGGGCTTATAGGAATTATCTACCTTGTTTTTCTTGTTAAGTTCCACAAGTTTAGATATTTTTGACTTAGCGACTTCAATATTATCTGCTGACACTAGGTCAAATAAATCCTCGGATAATCCATTTTTAAGCATTTCAATTTTTATAGCATAGTCATTATTTGCCTTGGTAAGTTCGGGAATAGATTTAACCTTTTCCTCAAACTCTGCTACCTTTCCAGTAAGGTCTGTAATTTGTGTTTCTTGCTCCTGTAGAAATGCCTGTACTTCTTCCTTTGTATAAGTATCTTTTTCAAGATTAATCAT